CACCCCCATGTATCCTAAGCTAGTCATGTCTATTATTGATAACATGAACCTAAGCAATCGTGAAGAGCTTATTCAGGTACTTGAGCAAGCTAATACGCCTAACCCTGAAGCAGAGCAAGCAGCAGCACAAGCAGCTCAGGCAGCACAGCAAGCTCAGTTGGCTTTCCAAGCTTCACAGTCCGCTGCACTTAATGGTCAAGCACAAGAGTCAGCTGCAAGGGCGCAGAAACTTTCCGTTGAAGCTCAGGTTATACCACAAGAGCTTGAGATTGATCGCATCAAGGCTGTAACCACTAACCTTAGAGCTGGAGATGCTGATGATAAAGAGTTCAGCAAGCGTCTTGAAATCTCTAAGCAACTGCTTAAGGAAAGAGAAGTAGCTGCTAAGGAGTCTAAAGCTACCCCAGCTGCTCCTGCGCCTCAGCAGCCTCAGCAACCTGAGACGCAACCTTTTGGACTACCACAATGATGTGGGGCCAAACACATGGTGATGGCGGCAAAGGCGATAGCCCTAGGAAAAGTGATACAGTTAAGTACACAAGTAACTGGGATGCTATCTACAATAAGCCAGCTCAAGCGTCAAAGGAAACAGATAATAAAATAAAAGTAAAAACTGCTTGACTTTGTCAGTCTAGTGTGGTATAATAGGTAGGTACACTACTTAAAATAACTGTCCTTATGGAGAAACAGTGAATGATTGATAAAGAACTGGAACAATATTATAACACATACCGTGACCTATTTGCAAATGAAGGTTTTAAACTTTTAATACAAGACCTTGCAAACAATGCAAATGTTATTAATTCGGTTGAAGCAACTAAAGATGCTAACGATATGTACTTCCGTAAAGGGCAACTGTCCATTATCGCTAATATCATAAACTTGGAAGCGCAGATAGAAGCAGCTGAAGAGAGTATACTAGCAGAGGACTCATCTGACGAAGAAGCAGCCTAATGGCTCTACTCTTTGATTTTGAATGTGATAACGGCCATGTGAATGAACGCATGGCTAACTCTGATTGTACACACATGCCTTGTCTTGATTGCGAGTCAATGGCTAAGAAACTTATATCTCCTGTTCGTACTAAGCTTGATCCTATCTCTGGTGATTTTATGGGTGCTACTAGAAAATGGATGAAGAACAGAGAACAGAAGCTTAAGCAAGAACGCAAGGCCAACTCTGAATAAACACATTAGAAGCTTTGTATAATACACCTCCATAATGAGATTACTCACGGAGTTTAATAATGGCACGACTAATAGACGAGCGTTTGGAAACTGAGGAAGAAGTAGTAGAAGGTAACGAGGAACAAGAAGTAAGTCAGATCACAGAGGCGGAACCTGTTGCACAGGAAACTCCCCCACCTGCTGAAGATGACATCCCTGATAAGTACAAAGGAAAAAGCACTGCGGAAATAGTAAGGATGCACCAAGAAGCTGAGAAGTTACTTGGAAGGCAAAGCAGTGAAGTAGGGGAACTACGATCAGTCGTTGATAACTACATTCAGACACAACTCGACACAACAACACCAGCAACCCAAGAACCTGAAGAAGACATAGACTTTTTCTCTGATCCCGACAAGGCTGTCGAAAGAGCAATTAGGAATCATCCTTCAATCAAACAAGCTGAGGCAGTAACTCAGCAGTATAAGCAGTCAACAGCACAGTCCCACTTACAGGAGAAACATCCTGATATGAAGACTATACTAACTGACGCTAAGTTTGTTGATTGGATTAAAGGATCAAAGATACGTACACAGCTTTTTGCACAGGCAGATACACAGTATGATTATGAAGCAGCAGATGAACTTTTCACTAACTGGAAGGAACGTCAACAAGTCGTAACTCAAACTGCCGTTAATGAGAAAGCAAGCCGTAAAACCGCAGTTAAAGCAGCCTCAACAGGTAACGCTAAAGGCAGTGGCGAAAGGGCCGCACGGAAAGTTTATAGACGTTCAGACATTATTAAACTTATGCAGGACGATCCAGACAGATATTTATCTCTGAGTGATGAAATAATGAGAGCATATCAGGAAGGAAGAGTCCGTAACTAAACTCTTTTTATAGGAAGTATTATCATGGCAACATCAGTATATCCCGCAACGGCGGGTTTTGTAGACAACACTAGCGCAGCTAAGTTCATCCCAGAAATCTGGTCTGACGAAGTTATTGCTGCATATAAGAGCAATCTTGTTCTAGCTAACCTCGTTAAGAAAATGAGCATGACAGGTAAGAAAGGTGATGTTATTCACGTTCCTAAGCCTACTCGTGGTACTGCTACAGCTAAAGCAGCTAACACAGCTGTAACCATCCAGAACTCTGTTGAGTCAGAAGTTTTGATTAACATCAACAAGCACTATGAATTCTCTCGTTTGATTGAAGACATTACTGAAGTACAAGCTCTAGCTTCTCTTCGTCAGTTCTATACTGGTGATGCAGGTTATGGCCTAGCCAAGCAAGTGGACGATGATTTGTTCTCTCTTGGTAAGTCTTTCGGTGATGGCGATGCAAGTGATTGGGTTCACAGCAATGTTTATAACTTTAGTGGCGCTTCAGGTATTGAGCTTTATGCTTTAGATTCCGTTGTTACTGCTGACGTATTTAACGATGCTGGCTTCCGCTCTGCCATACAGGTTCTTGATGATGCAGACGTTCCTATGGACGGACGTAGCTTCACTGTACCTCCTTCACTCCGCAACGCAATCATGGGCATTGATCGTTACATGTCTTCTGACTTCGTAGATGGTCGTGGTGTTAAAAATGGTCAGATTGGTAACTTATACGGTGTTGATGTATTTGTATCAAGCAACTGCCCCGTGATTGAAACTGCCGCTGCTAACGCTGCTGGTGGAGCTGTTAAAGCTGCAATCTTGTCGCACAAGGACACTATGGTTCTTGCAGAGCAACAGAATGTTCGGTCACAAACTCAGTACAAGCAAGAGTTCCTTGGAACTTTGTATACCGCTGACACTTTGTATGGTGTTCAGGTATTGCGTCCAGACGCAGGTATTGTTTTGGCTGTAAACGCCTAGTAACAAACTGGGACTTCTTCTGGGAGTCCCTTTTATTTATATTACTCTTTTGTTTTCCTAGGGGCTATTAATGGCTATATTCAGAGGTGATGGTGGTGCAGGTGATTCCAATACGGATGCCACACTATCGTTAGTAACAGCACAGGCTGTAATAGCGACTACGAAAGCAAGTGATGCAGCAGCAAGTGCTTCAGGCGCTAGTACATCAGCGGGAGAGGCAAGCACATCAGCCTCAGGAGCATCAACATCAGCCAGTGGAGCAAGCACATCGGCTTCATCAGCAAGTACGTCAGCCAGCGCCGCAAGCACATCAGCGAGTGGAGCAAGTACCAGTGCATCCACTGCAACAACCAAAGCATCTGAGGCAAGTACATCAGCATCAGCTGCGAGTACATCAGCAACAGCATCGGCTAACTCAGCTACAGCTTCAGCCTCCAGTGCCAGCGGCGCAAGTACATCAGCAGCCACTGCTACTACTAAAGCAAGCGAGGCGAGTACATCAGCCAGCGGCGCAAGCACCAGTGCATCCACTGCAACAACCAAAGCATCTGAGGCATCCACAAGTGCATCGGGAGCAGCAACATCCGCTAGTGGCGCAAGTACCAGCGCGTCAACAGCAACAACTAAAGCATCAGAAGCTAGTACTTCAGCAAGCAATGCAGCGACAAGCGCAACAGCAGCAGCCTCTAGTGCATCATCGGCCTCTAGTACATTAGCAGCATCAGCACTTAAAGCTAACAACCTATCGGACTTAGCGAGTGCAAGTACAGCTAGGACTAATCTAGGCTTAGGCACAGTGGCTACAACAGCAGCTACAGCATACGCTACAGCAGCGCAAGGCGCTAAAGCAGATGCAGCTCTCGTGGCTTCCACAGTCTCTTCCTATGGCGCTACGCTAATAGATGATGCAGATGCGGCAGCAGCTAGGACTACATTGGGCTTAGGCACAGCAGCCACTACAGCGTCCAGTGCTTATGCAACAGCAGCACAGGGAGCCAAGGCAGACGCAGCACTAGTAGCGTCTACAGTGTCCACCTATGGCGCTACGTTAATAGATGACGCTAGTGCCAGTGCAGCAAGGACTACACTAGGCTTAGGTGATATAGCAACCACGGCCATCAGCGCATATGCAACAGCAGCACAAGGCTCGACAGCAGACACAGCACTACAATCTAACTCAACTTTAAACGCAGATAACATGACGGCTGGTACGTTACTTGGCGGCACTTACTAAGGGTATATTAAAATGGCAACAAAAATAGTAACTAAGAACAGTAGTACAGCTTCAGCAGCACCTACAGCAAGTGATCTTGTACAAGGTGAGTTGGCGGTCAATGTCACGGATAAGCGTTTGTATACTGAGAATGCTTCAGGCGCTATTGTCGAGCTGGGTACTAATCCACTGGGTGCTGTGACAATGGCGAGTACTCTAGGAGTCACAGGAGTCCTAACGGCCACAAGCCTAGACATCTCTGGAGACATAGACGTAGACGGCACAACTAACCTTGATGTCGTGGACATAGACGGTGCTGTAAACTTTGCGGCAGATGTCACCTTTGCAGATGGCGCAGATATCATCACGGCTTCAGCAGGAACAAGCAACTTCCGCGCAGGTGTCAACGCAGGTAACAGCATTGCAAGCGCTGGTAATTATAACGTGGCTGTGGGTGATGAAGCAGGTACTGCGCTTACTACTGGTGATTACTCTACGTTTGTAGGTTATGGAGCAGGTGACGCTATAAATACAGCAGATTATAATACTGTTGTTGGTGCAAACGCTTTAAGCGCAGAGACTAAAGGAAATAGGTCGGTAGCTGTAGGAATGAATGCGTTATTAGCGCAAAACTTTACATCTTCTACGGACGCATACAATGTTGCGGTGGGAATGTCAGCAGGAGCCGCAGTAACCACAGGCACCCAAAACACCCTCATCGGTGGTCTTGCAGGTGATGCGATTACAACAGCATCTAACAACACAGCCGTTGGTTACAACTCTCTGACTACTAACACTACGGGAACTACTAACGCCGCAACGGGTTGGTATTCTTTAAACTTAAATACCACTGGTAGCAAGAACGCAGCTTTTGGT